AGAGATTGAAAATGATTGGGGTCGTGGTTAACAATTGCACCTCAATTTTTTCTATCTCAACATCATTATTACAGAGTATGAAGTGAGCTTGACTTCACCTCTTCACTCTGCTATAATTAAAATGTAAACAATCGGAGGTCTAAATGACTCAACAAGTTATCATCCATTGCAAACCTTCATTATTACAAACCATTCAAGATTTAGGTCTTGAGTATTATAATTGTGGTAGTGAAATAGATGTACATGTTGATGACATTGCCTATACAGTTAACGGCACTATTTATCAAGATCCTGATGAACAGTTCTGTGAACATTACGGCATTGATTACGATCAAGTTAATTGCATCGAACTAGCTTAATCTTGCTGGATCTGGTGATTACATAGAGGTTCGATTCCTCTACCAGTTATTGACTCAATCAAGAGTCAAATTGTCCAACTAATTCACACAAACTATGTGGCATCTAGTTCAACATGATCCTGGTGAAACTGTTCACTTAGGTACATACGAAGATTATGATCGTGCTAAGTTAGTGTTAATGGATAAGCAACGATTTAATAGTCATTGTTTCTATGAAATCATGCATTCATCTGACTTAGTTGAATCAAACTAGTACACCCTTTATTTAACATTCACCATGACAAACCTCAAAGTAAACAACTCTTCTGCAATCTCTCAATTAAATGTTGATGAGCTTGAACAAACTGCACAAGTTGAATTCAAGAATGGCAGCAAGTATACATACTTTGGTGTAGCAAGAGATGCAATTCGTAATCTTCTTTATAAGTCAACACCTGACACATCACTTGGCCAATGGGTTAACAACAACCTAATATCTGCTGAGTGTCGTTATCAATTTGGCTTCGAAGGTTGATTATTAATTAATCTTCACAATCGAGCGGGCTTTAATAACAATTAACTCTCGCTTTTTCTGATCCTTTAGTGTAACGGTTAACACACTTCTCTGTCTAAGAAGAAATAAGAGTTCAATTCTCTTAAGGATCGTTGACACTATATGTGTCATTTGTTCACTCACTATTTGTTACTATGCTTTCAGCAATTGAACAGATTAAAGCAGACTATGACTATGAAGATGCAAAGGAGATTGTTAGTCACGGCTGTCAATCTGGTGTGTGCTTCAAACACATATATTATGGTGATACCGTCGAGTTCTTTAACAAGTATCCCGATGAAATCACTGAATATATTATCGAAAACCTCAGTATTGAAGTCATAACAGATTCATTTTATCACAACCATGGTAAATGGGATGGTATTTTTAATGATCTAGTTTGGATGTTCATTGAATTAGTCTGTGGTCAAATCGTTGATGAGTATGAATCAACAACATGTGAAGAATTAAGTGATAATGATGATCCATTAAATAACCTGGACGCACTCAAAGAGTTAACATTCAGGTCATTAAATGATAATCGTTATGCACACTTATGACTTCATTCATCGTCTTGGTTTGTATTACTATTCTTCTTTATATATTCTTGAAGAATACTATCAACCACTCTTGATTCTCTCTCTAAGTGTTAGCTCTGTCTAACATTTACTGAGTGATTCATTCACTCTATTTTCACAATCGCCTCGGCATTATGCTTACTTTCGAAACCACACATGAGTATTACATTGGCCCTGATGCTAACTTATACTATTGCGATGAACATGAGGCACTAATTGTTACTCGTGATCATGAAGATAGATTGTTAATTAACGGGGTTAATAAGGATACTATGTTAAAGTTTGCTCGTAAACTTGTACAAAAAGACTTAGACGAAACACTTGCTAAGTATGACAAGGACGCAGAGAGCAAGGAGCCAGCCGACGTAGAGAGCTGAGCTCACGGCGGTGACCTGCGTTCGACTGTAAATTATTTCGCAACGCCGCCAGCGGGTATAGTTTAATGGTAAAACTGTAGCCTTCCAAGCTATTGTTGCAGGTTCGAATCCTGTTACCCGCTTTGGGATTAACGTCCCATTTGTTCACCTTAACTGTTTATTATGACAGCAACACCTAAGCTACAACCTAAGCCAGTTCGTAAGACTAGCGAGGAACAATTACCTGTTGTTATAACAAAGCAGCGTGACTTTACTCACAAGGAACCTATCATTATTCCTTCACACCTTGAGGAAGTACCAGTTATTAGTGCAGCATCCTATATCAAGGACGCACGTAACCGCTGGTATATCCATAACGTAGAGTTGAAGGAGACATGGGAAGTTCATGTTGGTTTATTCAACAAAGTAAAGCCACATGTTTTAAAAGCACATGACTATGTTGTTCAACGTTATCAGGAGCTGACTAAAGGTGAGTAGCTGGATAGTACCTCTTTATTGTGCTCTAGCTTTGTTTGCATTCTATGCCCTATGGGTATCAGATCACAACCAGCCTAGGCATTGAATCTCTCTCTAAGTAATAGGCATTCAGGCACCAGATCATACTCAGCGCATGAGTCATCGGGTTCCGGTGTGGATGTAAGTCCTATTATTTACTGAGGGACTCACGGCGGTGACCTGCATTCGACTGTAAATTATTCTGCAACGCCGCCTCCCTCATTGTTCTATGTATTAAACTATGGACAAATTTAGTCAGTATAAATTCACTATTACAGTGAAGACAAACCATGACCCTCGCAAGGCTATCTTTGAGATAGTTGATGCACTCAAGGGCATACTACCTGTCTTATCTATTGAACATAGTTTAGTAGATAACAGGCCAACGAATGATGAACACCATGGGGGTATTACCGATGAAGGTGATACCTAACTGGCAACATCATTCTAATAAGTTACAGAAACGTAGCTTAAAACCTCAAGCTTTACGTGATGCTAAACGCAGAACTAAAGCACTAATTAAACACTTACTTTCACAATCGAATGCCTAAGTATCATGTTACTCTCTCATCTGGGAGAGACTTTATTATGGAACACTCTGGCACTGAGTATGATATCGCCTACGATGCATACGAGGAAGCCTGTTTAATGGACGACTATTTAGTAGACGTGGAGCTTGTAGATGGCTAAAAAGAAACGCTATTACCCTAACAATTGGCAAGAGTACAAGGACGCACCTGATAAGTTCTTTATACCACTACCTTTTGATGAGTTCATGGATTGGAAGATAGCAGGTTGGGAATTACCTAGCTCTGTATCTTGTATCATTAGAGAACATAATCAAGTTACAGGTAAAGTTAAGGAATACACATATTCCAGAGTGGGCGATGCTAAGAATAAGTGTCGTGCTATAATGGATATAGGTGAATCAGAGTTCACTGTATGTACTCGTGAAGCAGTACATTTTATGCAACCAGAGTTAAACTATGACCCTTTCGAAGACCCACTCGCCTGATGATATTTATAGTTATGAACAACAGGCTTTAGATCAACTCTGTGAAGATCATCCACATTATGATGAGATCAAGGAGTTATTAGAAGAACAGATTCAAGAGGACTTAGACGACTATGCCAACTCATTCCCAGTCTCAGATACATGAGCAGGTAGAGTTAGAGCGTGATCAGATAAGACAAGGACTCAAGAGGCTTAGAGATAACACTATTAAACTGGAGAATCAAAGTTATGCGTCTGCTACTATTTATGGTATCGCTAGTATTGATACTCTTTTACCTCTATTGGTTAAGAGAATTACTGATACTACAGAACGCATACATTCCAGACACAATGGTGTGGCCTTTCAGCACATCCACCAGTTCCTATCTAACCTAGAACCTCTAGCTGCTGCTGCAATAGCATGTAAGCTCACAATCGATAAGGTTTTTAGCTTTAAAGATGGCAGTAATCAAGCAACTAACGTTGTAGAGTCTATAGGTCAAGCCATAGAAGATGAGTGTAGAATGAGGCACTATGAAAAAGAAGCACCAGGCTTATTGAATACACTTAAGAAGAACTATTGGCACAAATCTATAGGAACTAAACAGAAACTTGTAGTGATTCGTACATTAATGAATCGTTACAATGTCAAGAAATGGGAACCTTGGTCAACTTCTGTAAGAGTTAAGTTAGGTTGTTGGTTACTGGATTGTATAATGGAATCTAGTGGTTGGTTTGAGAAGCTGCCCATAAGGGAAGGACGCAAGACTATTACTTACATCCTACCTACTGCAGCCTTCTTAGACATCAAGGACGCCGTGATGAACGAGGCTGAGCTATTCAGCCCTCTAACATGGCCTATGCTAGTCGAACCCAACGACTGGAGCAACCACGAGAAGGGAGGCTATATCTTAAATGAAGTAATGGAAGGGCATGATCTGATTCGGAAAACCAACCCCTTCCCTATACAGGGAGAAACACCGTTAGCCTTTATCAATAAGATACAGAAGGTTGGGTATCGTTTGAACCCTTTCACGTCCAGAGTTGCATCCGAATTGCAACAGGCTGGTATAAGTGTTGGTAAGTTTCTTCCTATCATCCACTACGACCTACCACCTAAGCCACCTGATATAGAAGAGAACTATGAGTCTCGTAAGAAATATAGAAGGGAGAGAGCGAAGGTAGAGAATCTACAGAAGAATGAGTTTAGACGTTCATGTCGAACTCGTATGACTATGCAAGCTGTAGAGAGGTTTAAAGATGTTGAGAGGTTTTATATACCTTGGTCTTTTGATTATAGAGGTAGGGCTTATCCTATACCCGCATTTCTCACACCTCAAGACACTGACTGGGGCAAATCACTGATAAGATTTGCTGATGAGTCATATATGAATGAGGAAGCAGAAGAGTGGTTAGCATTTCAAGTTGCTACTACATATGGTCAGGATAAGGACACATGGGATGAAAGACAGCAATGGGTAAAGGATCACATTAGTCTTATTGAGAATGTTGCGAAAGATCCTATAGATAATATTGGGTCTTGGGAAGGAGCCGAGGAACCTTGGCAATTCCTAGCAGCATGTGAGGAATACTATCATTGTGTCATATTAAAAGATAGAGAGACAACAGGATTATGTGTAGCTACTGATGCTACATGTAGTGGTCTCCAGATACTAGCTGGCTTAGCGCGGGATCAAGACACAGCAAAGCTTGTCAATGTTATACCGTCCAGTAGGCCGCAAGATGCTTACGCTAAGATAGCTGAAACATCACTACCAAATATCCCTGAGATCTTGCATCAATACTGGGATCGTAAGTGTTGTAAGAGAGTTGTGATGACAATTCCGTACAACGCTAAACCATTCTCTAATCGTACATATATTAGAGATGCTTTGAAAGATAAAGGGTTTGAAATAGATAAAGATGATCTCACAATCGTTGTTCAGGCTGTTAGAGATGCTATGCACTTAGTTGTGCCTGGCCCTATGTCAGTTATGAAATGGATTGAAGATGAAGTATCTAATGCTATTAAAGATGGAGCTACTGAATTAGAATGGGTCACACCTTCTGGTTTTGTAGTTAAACAGAGGATAATGAAGAAGAAGGTAGAGACTATTGAGCTCAAGCTTCTTGGTCGTTGTCAGTTAAGAGTAGCTACAGATGATACTAATGAGATAGATAAGAACAGACATAAGGCTGCTACTGCACCTAATCTCATCCATTCTTTAGATGCTTCTTTATTACATCTTAGTGTACAAGACTTTGATAACCCTATTGCTTTAATTCATGACAGCGTATTAAGTCGTGCTACTGATATGTCTGAACTATCCAAGATAGTAAGGCAGAAGTACATGTATTTATTTGCTGAGAATGATTACTTAAACGACTTTGCTTCTCAAATAGGAGCTAAGTCTGAACCACCGATTATTGGTAACCTTAAAGCAGGTTCCGTAATTGAATCCACTTATTTCTTTTGTTAAATGATTTACCCGTCATTATTTGATAGCTTCTTTGCACCGACTAGAGTTATTGTTGTCTCTGAAGAGAGACTCAAGGCTGCTGAACAGGCAGCAAGGAGAGAACAACTAGAAGCTTTGGATAATAGAATTCAAAGTTTATCTGAATACCGTACTTCTTTAGCTAATGAAATCAAAGCATTAGAACCGAAGAAAGTAGGTACTGATTTAGATGCTTTAGATGGCAAGGAGCCTGAATCCTTAGAAGAGGCACTGACTGGTGGCTAGAACTATCCACAAGACTGACAAAGTAACACTTGAGGGATTCCAAGCTGTACTATCACCTAGTAAGTTTGGGTATTCCCTCTCGGCTGTTGTTGACAGTAACATTGTTGACATACTAGAATCAGAAAGAGCTGATGTCCTTAAATGGGCAGAGTCAAAATTAAAGAACCCTAAACGCGCTACGCTCAAACCTGAGCCGTGGGAAGAAGTTAGTAAGGGTAAGTACAAGATTAAGTTCTCATGGAATGAGGACAACAGACCTCCAGTGGTTGACACTGAGGGTACACCTGTAACTGATACTAAGACACCATTATATGCAGGATCTACTGTTAAATTGGGTTTCTATCAAAAGCCTTACATTCTACGGGATGGGGTTACCTATGGTAGTTCTCTCAAGTTGGTTGGTGTACAGGTTGTCTCAGTAAAAGGAGACGCTGGTGTAGATACTGGTGACCTAGACGCTAATGAAGTAGCAGAGTTATTTGGTAAAACATCGGGATTCAAAACTGCGGATCCTAATGTTACTGCTGATGCAACACCCTGCTCAGTAAACACAGATGACGACGAAGACTTCTAAATTTAGATCTAAGCTTGAAGAGAGGATTGCAGATCTACTTGAAGGGCTTGGAGTCACTTATGAATACGAATCTACTAAGGTTCCTTATACCATTCAACACAATTATCTGCCTGATTTTGTGCTCCCAAATCATGTCTATCTCGAAGCAAAGGGATATTGGGAGCCCTCAGATAGAAGAAAGGTGCTCGCAGTTAAGCGGGACAATCCTGATATAGATTTAAGAATGGTATTCCAATCACCTTATAATAAAATTTCAAAAAAATCTAAAACAACATATGCCCAATGGTGTGAGAAACATGACATACCTTGGACACACTTTCACGATATACCAATTGATTGGTTAGTCTAATGGAGAACGAATTCGTGAGGCACATGCCTTGCGATAATTGTGGCTCATCAGATGCTAATTCTTTATATTCTGATGGGCACACTTTCTGTTTTGTGTGTGAACATAGAACAGCAGGAGATAATGAATTTCACAATCGAAATATGGCCACCAATGTCGAACTTAAAGGGACAATCGAACCTCTCAAGAAAAGACGAATATCTGAAAAAACCAACTCCTTTTATCGCATCTTTCGTGATGGGAATACTTTACGGTTTCCTTATTTCACAAGCGATGGTATCCTTAAAGGTATAAAGGTAAAAACTAAACAAAAAGATTTCAAATATGAAGGAGTTTCCACTGATACCTTATTTGGTCAGCATTTGTTTCCTAGTACTGGTAAACGTATTGTTGTTACTGAAGGTGAGCTAGATGCTGCCTCCTGTTACGAAGCTATGCCAGGATGGCCAATGGTATCTTTACCCCATGGGTGCACTTCTGCAAAAAAAGATGTCCAGAAACAGATCCCCTTATTCCAGGGCTACGATGAGATCGTACTCTTCTTCGACGGCGACGATGCTGGCCGTAAGGCGGCGGAGACGGCGGCAGGGGTATTACCACCTGGCAAGGTCAAGATCGCTCGTCTTGAGGGCTATAAGGACGCATCAGACGCACTACAAGATGGTAATGCTGAAGCGATTCGAAAGGCTATATGGAACGCTGAGTCGTTCCGACCTGATGGAATCATCGACGCAAAAACTCTTAGGAATCTGGTAACCACACCGCAAAAAGCATTTGATCATGAGTACCCCTTCAAAGGACTTAACGAGAAACTTCACGGGATCCGGTACGGAGAGCTTATTACATTTTGTGCTGGCTCTGGCTCAGGAAAAACATCCCTCATCCGTCACATTGCAACTGACTTGTGCATCAAAGGCGAACATGTTGGGATCTTGGAACTTGAAGCAAGTAATAGAAGAACCGCACTTGGATTGATGTCCACAGCTGTAGGTAAGAACTTACACATAGGAGAATATGGACAAGAAGAACTTGACTCCGCCTTTGGAGATAGTATTGCCAATTGGAATCTTTATTGTTTTGATGGGTTTGGAAGTTATGATCCAGATATCATCTATTCTCGAATCGAATACATGGCTTGCGGACTTGAATGCAAAGTCATTTTTCTAGATCACCTTAGTATATTATTAAGTGGTCTTGAAGGTGATGAGCGTCGTATGATTGACGTGACCATGACTAAATTACGTAGCTTGGTAGAACGTACAGGCATTGCATTATTTTTAGTCTCGCATTTACGGAGGGCGAGTAATGACAAGCACGCTCATGAAGAAGGAGGAAGAGTTAGTCTGTCCTCGCTTAGAGGATCTCACAGCATCGCTCAAATTTCTGATCAAGTCGTTGCCCTCGAAGTCGATCAGCAGAGCGGAGCTGAACGAAAACTTACAACAGTGCGAATCCTTAAGAATCGCTATTCAGGCGAGGTTGGTGTCGCATGTCAATTAAGTTATGATTTAAACACTTGCAGATTCATTGAACATGAAACTACGGAATCACCAGTTTTCAACCCAGCCAAGGATTTTTGAAGGAGGTTATACACATCCATGGTATCAGTATAAAGAGAACGGATGTGCAAGGAGAAGCGATAATGCTAAACTTATAAGACCTAACCCACCGTCGCAAGAAGACATTGAAAGAGCCAAATTCGTCGACAAAACCTTCCACTGGAGTGGGAGCGATAGTGTTCGACCTAGAAACAAACGGACTTCTTCATGATGCTACCAGGATCCACTGTGGTGCACTCCATTGGTGCGAGAATAACATCACCGAGGCGTTTAATGATGAGAAGTATGGCCCGTCGGAAGCGATTAAAGAAGATTGCCCTATGGGGAGCAACTATTCTATTACCACGTTTCTCAGTTGGCTCGAAACTGCGGACTATCTCGTTGGCCACAATATTATTGGGTTTGACATACCTATTATTAAAAGGCTCTACCCTTGGTTTGATCCTAGCGGTATTATTGTGGACACTTTGCTTCTATCTAGGTTATATCATTCTAATTTACTCGATATAGATAAAGAATATAATTGGCCACATATGCCATTACAATTATATGGTCGCCACTCACTCGAAGCCTACGGGTATAGACTCAATGAGTACAAAGGGAACTTTGCTAAAACTACTGATTGGAAAGAGTGGTCATCAGAGATGCAAGCTTATTGCATTCAAGACGTTGTTGTTACTAACAAATTATGGCAACATTTCCACCCATACCTGGATGGATCCAAATGGAGCACCAGGTAGCACAAATACTTACACAACAGGAGCTACATGGATGGGCATTTGATGAACAAGAAGCTAGAGATCTCGAATCAACTCTCAGACGAGAGGTGGAGGACACTACTAGAATACTTCGAGAACAATACCCTTACGTTGCAGGAGCGGTGTTCACTCCTAAACGAAATAACCGGACACAAGGATACATAGAAGGTGCTGCCTTCACCAGACTTAAGGAGCTTAATCCTACATCTAGAGACCATATAGCATGGATACTACAAACACACTGTGGTTGGACGCCTACATTAATGACCTCGAAGTCAGAAAAGCCAATCATAGACGAAACCGTTCTGAAGGACATTGGGACGGATACTGCTCTACATTTTCTCAAGCTCCTGGAACTTTCGAAGGCTTTAGGGATGATATCCGAAGGCGTGAACGCATGGCAGAAGCTTGTTACGAAGTCTAGAATTCACCACCACTGTTCAACAACAACACAAACTTTTAGATGCTCACATCGAAATCCAAATTTAGCACAGGTTCCATCAGATGAAAGATTCAGAAAACTATTCACCGCATCACCTGGCAAGTCTATGGTGGGTGCCGACCTTAGCGGTATTGAGCTCAGGATGCTTGCCCACTATCTCGCCAGATTTGATCAAGGACGCTATGCCGGAATCCTCCTTACCGGAGATATCCACGCCACAAATGCCGAAGCCATTGGAGTCACAAGACGACAAGTCAAAACCATCTCCTATGCCTTCCTCTACGGGGCTGGGAATCTCAAACTAGGCTATACTTATGATAAGCAATTATCAGAGAAGGCAGCGAAGAAGAAAGGAAGGGAGATACGGGAGGCATACATTGCTGCCATTCCAGGTCTTAAAGAACTGTTGGAAGCGGTACACCTCGCTAGTGAGAGAGGTTATGTCCACGGACTCGACCGTCGTCGTATCCGCGTTGACTCGCGGCATAAGTCCCTCAATTACCTTATCCAAGGATCGTCGGCGATCTTAGCAAAAAGATGGATGGTTACCACCCATGACCATATCAAAGAAATGGATTTACGCTGTAACCAGCTCGCTTTTATTCATGACGAGCTGCAGTTTGAATCTAAGCCAGAACATGTTGATGATCTCAAATCTCTTCTTGTTCTCTCCGCTGCTGAAGCAGGAGAATATTATAATCTCCGAATACCCATAGCAGCAGAGGCACAAAGCGGCAAGACATGGGCAGATGTACATTGATTTATGAAAATATTATGCGATGCAGACTTCATCGTCTATAAGGCGTGCGCGGCTGCAGAAACTGAAATTGACTGGGGTGATGATACTATCCTTGTCACTAGTAAGTTTAGCGACGCTTACAGCGCGTCAAAGCGAGAGATTACCAAGCTTCAAAACAAACTTGGGTCATTCTCTCCTGTAATACTGTTCTTTTCAGACAGTACAAATTTTAGGAAAAAAATATTACCGGAATATAAGGGTCATCGAAACCGTAAGAAGCCCTGCGGTTATAAGCGTGTTATCAATGCTCTTAGAGAAGAGTATAAGGTTATTATTAAACCAACGCTCGAAGCTGATGACAGTATGGGCATTTATGCCACTAAGTATCCAGGTAATATCATAGCCTCTCCTGATAAGGACATGAGGCAGATCCCAGGGCAACTATATAACTTTGAAGAAACTTTCACAATCGATCCCGAAGCCGGAGCTGCTTGGCATCTTATCCAGTCGATTTCTGGAGATCAAACTGATGGATAT